TACGACGAACCGCGGGTGCAGGTCCGGGTGCGGGGCACCACGGATCCGCGGGTCTCTCGCCGGCGGTGCGCGATGATCCGGTCCCACCTGCACGGCCTCGGGCCGGTGATCCTGCCCGACGGCACGAACCTGATCCTGTCGGTCGCACTCCAGTCGGCGCCCGCGTCGCTCGGCGTCGACGAGAACCAGCGGCACGAGCACGTCGTGAATTTCCGCATGGAGATCCGGCAGCCGACCGTGCACCGCCCCTGACACACCCACCCAGCTCAGCCCGCGCCGCCACGGTGATGGGCTCATCGCCATGCCCTGGAGGACATGATGGCGGCACAGAAGTACAACGCGAGGGATGTCCGATTCCAGATCGAGGACTACCTCAACCCGGGCACCTGGACGGAGTTCCGGACCGCGTCCGGCGGCTCCGGCGAAGGTGGAATCAACACCTTCAGCCGCTCCCACGAGTACGAGGCCGCCGACGTCACCACGTTCGGGTCCAACGGGCGCGCCGAGACGCAGAACATGCAAGAGGGCATGTCGCTGACGCTGGAGGGGTTCCGGCTCGTCGACCCGGCCACCGGTGCCCTCGACCCGGCGCAGTCGCTCGCCGAGCTCCAGGCCGCCCGCCTGGGCACCAGTTCGCTGTGCGGGTTCCGGTTCGCTGCGCCCGGTGAGACGACGTGGACCGTGTGGGCCGCGTCCACGTGGCAGCTCGGCGACATCGGCGGCGGCAACAACGACAAGGCCACGTGGTCCGTGACCGTCACGCGTTCCGGCCCGACGACGACTGCGGTGATCGTGTGACAGCCCGCAAGAGCGACAAGAGCGAATCGTTCGACGCCTTCTGGGCCGAGGTCACCGGCGCCGGCACCGAGGTCATCCGCGGCGTCGAGGTCCGCATCCCGACCGACATCCCCCTCGCCATGCAGCAGCGCGTCAAGGCCCTGGAGGACTCGGAGGCCGAGGACGACATCCGCGAGATGGTGGGCCTGCTGTTCAGCGCCGACGTCCTCGACGCATGGCGCGACGCGGGCATGGGGCTGCTGGAGTTCAAGACCGTCCTCGCCTGGGGCATGGCGCACGCCGGAGGCACCAAGGTCAGCTTCCGTGAGGCGTACGACACCGTCATGGCGGCGGAGGCCGACGCGGGAAAAGCGCCGAACCGCGCGACCCGCCGAGCCGCCTCGAAGCCGCGATCCGGGAGCACTGGTGGGCCATCGAAGCGGACTTCCAGCGCGAGTACGGGATCGACGCGCACGCGCTCGCGCGCCTGACTCGCCGCAGGTTCAACGTCCTCCTCGCCGGCCTGTCTGAGCAGGCCGCGTTCCGGCGGGTGGCCGGTGACGACATTTCGATCATCGACGACCACGACCAGATCCGCGCCGCGCTGCGGTCCTGACCCGATGGAGGCGCTGTGGCTGGTCTGAACGTCGGCGAGCTGATCGGCCTCATCCGCGCCGACGACTCCCCCATGCGGCTGGGGCTCGCGAACGCGCAGCTGCGGATGCGCGCTTTCCGCCGGGACGTGGAGTCCCAGCTCCGCGAGATCAATTACCGGTTCCGCGAGCAGGACTGGGGCGCTCTGATGCGCCGGGCCATGCCCCACCTCCGCGCCTTCGGGCAGGGCCTCGGCCGGATCGCGAAGCAGGCCGCGGGCCCGCTCGCTGCTGTGGCGATGACTGTCGGAAAGCTCGGCTTCGCCGTGGGGTCGGCGGTTCCCATGGTGGCCGGGCTGGTGACGGCGCTCGCGAACATCGCCCCGGCGGCTGCGGTCGCGGTGTCCGGGATGATCGCGATGCGGCTCGCCTCGGGCGCCCTGAAGCTCGGCATGATCGGTGTCGAGGATGCCGTGACCGCAGCGCTCGACCCGTCGAAGGCCGAGGATTTCGAGAAGGCCCTGAAGAAGCTGGCGCCGAACGCCAGGGACTTCGCCCGGCAGGTCAAGGCGATGGCGCCGGAGTTCAGGAAGCTCCAGCAGTCCGTGCAGAACCGGCTCTTCGCGGGGCTCGCGGACGACCTGAAAGCGCTGGGCAAGCACGTCATGCCGACGCTCCGGAAGCACCTCGAAGGCGCTGCGGGGTCGCTCAATCACATGGCGCGTGGCGCTGCCGCGGCCGCGATCGAGCTCGGCAAGAACGGCACCCTGGACAAGGCGTTGAAGGGCGCCAACGACGGCCTCGCGCAGCTCCCCGAGGCGCCCGGCCAGGTCGTCACCGCGCTGGGGCAGATCGGCGCAGCTGCCGGGCCGTCGTTCGCGAAGCTGTCGGCGAAGGCCGGTGAGGCGCTCGACAAGCTGGCGGCCAAGCTGACGAAGGCGTTCGAGTCGGGCGCGATGGAGAGGGCCATCGAGGAGGCCATCGGCCTGGCGGGACAGCTGCTGCGCTCCGTCCGCTACATCCTCGGCGGCCTCAAGAATATTTTCGCCGGCCTGACTACGGACGGCCGAGGGCTTTTCGACATCCTGGAGAACTTGGCCAAGGCATTCCGGGATCTGACCGGTTCCAAGGAATTCCAGTCGATTCTCACGGAGCTCGCCAAGACGGCGGACGAGTTGGTTCAGCAGATCTTGCCGCTCCTGAAGGAGGCGTTCGTTCAGCTGGGGCCGGTCATTGAGGAGCTTGCGCCGGTCGTCAGGGAGTTCCTCGCTGCGATCGGGCCCGAGCTGGTGCCGGTGATCAAGGAGCTCGGTCCGATCCTGGTCGACGTTGCCGAGATCCTTCGCGATCAGCTTCCGATGGCCATCGTGCTGACCAAGTCCGCGCTCGGCGTCCTCGTGATCGCGCTCCAGGGCGTGCATTGGATCCTGGAGAACGTGATCCAGCCCGCCGTGAAGGCCGTCGCGGATGCGTTCAACAGCGATTTCGCGAAGGCCCTGCGGTTCGCCTCCGGCGTCGCGGCCGCCAAGCTCGGCGAGCTCGGCACCTGGTTCAACACGATGCGTCAGCGCATTGTGTCTTCGATCAACGGCGGAATCGCGGCCCTGGGTCAGTTCGCCTCGAATCTGCGCAGCCAGTTCGTGCGGGCCGTGGCCGAGCGGCTGGCCGAGGTCGTGCGGTTCTTCACCGGCCTGCCCGGGCGGATGCGCGCCGCTCTCGGCGACCCTGGCGCCGCGCTGTTCAACGCTGGCGCAGCAGTTGTCCGGGGGTTCATCAACGGCATCCGGTCGCAGCTCGCTGCGCTGCGGAGTCAGCTGTCGAGCATTACCAGCATGATCCCGGACCTGAAGGGCCCGCCGGAGAAGGACGCCCGGCTGCTCACCCCCGCCGGTAGGTCCGTGATGCAGGGGTTCATGGGCGGTATCGCGTCTCAGCTGCCCGCGCTCCAGCGGCAGCTCGGCGGGATCACCACCAGCCTGCCCGGGATGACGATGGGCCCGATGCCCGCAGGGTTCGCCGGAGCGGCCGGCGGCGTGGCTGCAGCGCCGGTCGTCCTGCACCTGCACGGGGATGGGCTGCGGGACACCCTGCGCGACATCGTCCGGGACGGCGGCGGAGACGTGCAGGTCGTCCTCGGCCCGTAGAAGAATCTCAGGAGGTAGCTGTGCCGGTCCCCGATGCCCGTTTCGAGCTCCAGATCGCAGGTGTCTGGACCGACGTGACGGACTACGTCTCCCAGGCCGACGGCGTGAAGCTGGCGCAGGGGCGGTCCGACGAGGGCCGCCCCGTCGACCCGGGGGCCGGCTCGCTCACCCTCCTCTCACCGGACGGCCTGTTCTCCAACCGCAACCCGAACAGCCCGTATTTCGGGCTGCTCCCCCGCAACACGCCGATCCGGATCTCCACGACCGCCGGGGAGACCGTCCTCGACATCCCGGACGGCGTCGCCGGACGGGCGTCGACACCGGATCACGCGTCGCTCGACATCACGGGTGACATCGACATCCGTATCGACCTGTCGATGGCCGCCTGGGCCGGGGACGTGAACAACCCGGTGTCACTGATCGGCAAGTACAACAACACCGCGCCCAACCGATCCTGGCGCCTCACCGTCCTCGCAACCGGCGTCGTGGCCTTCTCCTGGTTCCCCGACGGCATCAACCTCGTTGAGATCATCAGCACCAACCGGCTGCGCTGGGGCCCCGGACAGCGCGGCGCGATCCGCGCCACCCTCGACGTCAACAACGGGCTCGGCGGCTACACCGTGACCCTGTACACCTCCGACACCATCAACGGGACCTGGACCCAGCTGGACCAGCGGGTCACCACCAGCGGCACCACGTCGATCGCCAACACGACCGCCCCGCTGGAGGTCGGCGACTTCTCTACCCTCTCGTGGCCGAAGGTCGCCCGCCGGGTCTACGCCGCGCAGGTCCGCAACGGCATCGGCGGCGCCATCGTCGCCAACGCCGACTTCACCACGCTGGCCGCCGGGACGACGAGCTTCCCGGACAGCGCGGGCCGCACATGGACAGTGACCACGGCGACCGTCACCGACCGGCGCACCCGCGTCGTCCACTCCGTCGCCTCATGGCCCGCGAGCTGGCATGTATCCGGCAACGACCAGCGCACGCGCATCCAGACCGCAGGCATCCTCCGCCGCCTCGGCCAGGGCCAGCAGGCTCTCGACAGCACGCTGCGGCGCCGTATCCTCGCCTTCAGCCCGCTGGCGTACTGGCCGCTGGAGGACGGCGAATCCGCAGTGTCCGGGTCCAGCGCGCTGGCCGGCGGCGGCACGCTCCTCACCGAGGGGT